CCAAAACCAACTAACTAACCAACCAACCAACTAACTCAACCAACTAACTAACGCAAGCAGTCATGCCAAGGCCCCGCAGATTTATGATTAGATCTGCGGGGTCGGGTCCTTCGGAACAACCAGATGTGGTAGTTTCGCACGAGTTTGACCCGGATGAAGACGCGCCATTGTTGGAACTTGAGGGCCACCTCAAGGTGACAACGTGGAGGCATTTCCATCTTGACGTTCCGTACGTCGAGTCGGATGAGGCCCCAAGGCGGTTCATGCAAATGAACAATCCTCACAATCAATGCGGGCCTTTGCTCGCAGAGGAGGTTCCTGTGGTGACCGGTAACGATTACCACAGTTTCATGGCTGCTTTTAACAAACGCTGTAACACGGTGCACGAGGACGACCTCGAGGACGACCAGTACAGCTCCGCCTATGACATCCTGTCATCTCTTCCGACCAAGCATTTCGATGCTTGGGATGAGAACGAGCTTGACAGGGCTAGGTGGATGGGCAAGTTTGACCAGCGCAAACGCGCACGTATGGAGCAGGCATATCACGAAGTGCCGGAAACCTCCTACCGCCACATTGGCACCAAAGACCTCTCTGTCAAGCAAGAGGTGCTCCTGAAGCGCAACGACCCCTCATGGGCGCCGCGCGTCATCTACGCTGGCAACGACGTTTTTAACGCCGTTACAGGGCCAGCCATGATGGTTGCCATGGAGCGCCTTTGCCAGGTCTTGGCAATCGGGCCCATATGCGGTATTCAGTTCCTGACTGCTTACAAGCAAAAGGACACCGCATTGGCTCAGTTCATCTCCGGGGATGACCGCCTCACCGAGCTAGTCGAGGGAGACTACTCAGCCAACGACAAACATCAACGCAAGCGCGTTCACTTGCTGTTCGATCGTTTCTTGACCATGATCAAGATGCCAGTTTGGTTGAGGAAAATCTTCCTCGAGACCAACATCTTCAAAGTCCAAAGCCGTTCGTTCGGGTTTCAGGCCACTCTTGAAAACCAACTTGACACGGGCACAACGGCCACCACGCCCCGTAATTCTCTGTACAACATTCTTATGTTTGCAGATTCCATGCGCCGACAGGGCGCTCGCGGTAGGGCTCTCGTCCTTGGGGACGACCTACTCGCAGCGCTCAACAAGCGTGTGGACCTAAGGGCATGGGTGACTAACGTGTCCCTTTTCAAGATGGTGCTCAAGGCCAAGCGGCCTGCTACCTGGGGGAAAGCCACTTTTCTCAGCCGTCGGCTGGTGTGCGACCGGGAAGAACCTTGCATGGTTCCGCTTCTCGGCAAGGCGTTGGCCCGGTTTAATGCCCGGGCCCTTTACGTCGAGAACAAAACGCACTCCCAGTACATGGCCGGGAAAAGTTTGAGTTACGCTTATGAATTTCGCCACGTGCCGTTCATGCGTGACTTCTTTCTTCAGCGGTACGTGCTCGAGGACCGCACTCGTCTGTCTCTTGACGATCTGACTTGGCATGCCAAAACTGCCGGAGTCGACCTTGAAAACATAGTCGACTCCATCAAGGCGGAAGAGGTTTTGCTATCAGATGACGAGTTTCGGGACTGGACCATGGAAACTTACGACATCGGTTTATGCGACTTGGAAGAACTCTGTGAGGAGGTGTTGCTTTCGGATGAAGTGACTCTCGTCGATCATCCCATCGTGGCCAATCTGTCAATGGATTGGTAGCGACTGCTGCACCCTTCTAGTGGCGCTGTAGGGATGTAAATTCCCACCGGGCGCAAGTCCGGGCACCTCAGATCGGTCTGAAGGGCTTGACCCGCAACCCCGTG